GATATTCCGACATGGGCATTCTTCAGGCTATAGCCTTACAGGATCAATCACCACCTCCCCAGGAGGTGGTTTAGGGATAACAACAAAAAAACCCGCAGTTACGCGGGCTTAGAGGTACTTTACTGCTTTTACGTACAGGCTGTTGCCAGACGCGAAATCATTCCCACTCAATTATTTACGACAACTATAACCAATTGAGTGATAACATTTTTCCAAAACCTCATTTTTCCCATACCGTTTTATATACCGTCACCGGAAATCAGTACCATGAAAAATGCCATGCTATCTGGTCAGGGTGTCGTACTGTTTTTCACAGACTCTTCCGGCTTCGGCTGCCCGGTCAGCATACTCTGCCAGTTGTCTGTTTCTCTCGAGAGATTTGCTGAGCAAGTCGGCAAGCAAAACTCCGGTGTCTGCGGCTGACGCCCCAGCGCCGACAATGGCGTTATACTGCCTGAGCTGCTCACGGATGGCAACGAGCTGTTGCTGCAACCGGCCAGCGCGAGCGGCAGCATCAAGAGCATCATTGCGCGCCTGGTCGATCCTTTGCTGAGCTTCACGTTCATTGGTAGCTTTCTCCTGTTCGTAGTGCTGACGAACTATCTCATCTTCGGCTTTGCGATCTTCCTTCGCCTGCGCATACCCGGCTTCGTACTGACGACTGCCGTATGCATTCCAGGCTACAACTCCTGATATGACCAGAACAGCAAGCATCGCCATGATAACCAACTGTTTACTGTATGCTTTTGCGAATGCCCAGATCATACCGCCAGCACCTTACTGCCAGTGATGTACCGCGCGCGTCTGTCGTCGATTCCGTTCCTGCCACCATTGATAATCAGAGTTACACGTACAATATCTCCGGTATACTTCATGCAGCCTTTACTGGAGAAGAACCACGCCGCGCTACGAGCCGCGTATTCGTCCTGCGCCAGCAGTTCAGGACTCTCCAGCAGGTCAACTTTCAGGCCGTTTCCGCAGTCACGATAGTTATTCAAACCGGTAATCTGGATAAGTCCGCGTCCTCGGTAATTCCAGCCATCACCAGGGGCATTGTTCCCCATGCGTTTGCTGTACACCAGATTTGCAATCGCGCGCTGGCGCTCTAGTGGCAATGGTGGTTCACCAGCACGGCGACCCAGTGCATTAGCCTGTCCTTGGGTGAGACGCCCAGCCCGAACGAAGTTAGCCAGTCCGGTGACGCTGTAGTTGAAATTCTCCTGCAACCGGGTGAAGCCACCAGACTCATGCCCGACCTGAGCAATAAACATTGCTTGATCTTCGGCTTTGCTGATACCAAACTCTTTCATCGCAGAAGTTATATGCGAGAACCAGCGTGCAGCAAGCACCTCGCTAATACCAGCAGCTAGCTGGAATTGTTTAATCTCCATGTTTAAATCTCGTTATTTTGAAAATCTGAACGACGTTACCGCGCGTTTTAATAACCGCAGCAAGCATGACAGCGTTGATAATGACCTCAGATAAATCCACAGCCATTGGCGTGCGTAACCAGATTGCATAAACAACACGAACTGGAATACTGGCCGCAGCAACAATCAGGAAATAAGCAATCCACCCACCCCATCTTCGGTGTTGGGATCCGTTACGCTGGAAAGTGACAACGCGAATTGCTATGCCAGTACAAATAACCGCATTGGTGATCAGCAAAAAAAGCTCATGAGTTACCATCATCTTTTCTCCCCGGAATTAACTCGCGTGGATTATCTGAACGGTGATAGAGCCATATACCAATACGCACAGCGACAATTGCTGATACAAATGCACCGGCAGAAAAGACGACTCCTTTTTCGAATGATTCCTGCGTGATTGTTGGAATCAGGCTGGCTATGCCGATAAGAATTAATGCTGCTGGCTTGTAGAAAAGAAGACCACATAGAAAACTTAGTATCGATAAAAGAACACGACGACGAACAGGATACTCTACCGCTGAGGTAACAAAAATTACCGCGCCCGCTAGTGCACCTAAAGCAACTTCTGGCGGCACACCAGCGACCACAGACATTAGCGCGCTCATGCTAAGCCCCTGATTCAGCGACCCTATAGTTAATGTGTGCGACATAGAGACCACCGTTTAATGTGCATAAAGTCACCCCCTTAGATGATGAGTCCATTATACACAATAAACCATATTGGGTTCAAAGAATCATAAAAATGCTCTTAACGAAATTACCTTAAAGGTGATATGATAAATAAAATGATTCATGGTAGATATATAAAATGTTCATTACTAACACTGATGTTTTTACCTTTCTTTTCTTAGCTATATCATTAATAGCGGCTATTTTTGTCAAAAAAATAATCCCATCAACCGTAATAAATGTACATAATGACACAACCTTAGAAGGTTTAAGAGGCATTGCATGCTTATTTGTATTTATAAATCATGCTTCATATAGCATTCATCACATCGGAATACAAAATTGGCAAATGATGGGTGATTCACCATATACCGGGAGAATGGGAGCTTTCGGAGTGGAGATATTTTTCTGTTTGACAGGGTACTTGTTTGCAAAAAAGATTCGCAAAGGAGATATAGACTTGTCATTTTTTGAAAAAAGAATCAGGAGGCTTGCTCCTGCATATATATTTGTATCATTTGTAGTTTTTATATATTTCGTATTTATGAACTATAATGTTATTCGTGGTTACTACGATATATCGGCTTTGATCCAACAAATTTTCGGATTCGGTTTCTTTGGGAATAGAATATCTGTAAACGGTATGGTGGATACATCATTGAATGCTGTTGTGTGGACGCTTCCTTATGAATGGAAGTTTTATGCAATAGTCCCCTTCGTAGCGGCTATTTATAAGCTAAGAAGGCCAATCCCTCTACTTATCGCATTTGGAGTAGCGACTGTTTGCATTGACTATTGGTCGAAAATGTTCTTGTGGGGGTTTTTCGTAACCGGATTCATTGCTTCATTCGTTGGTATTTTAGAAAATAGATATCTTAAGTATATCTCATATTACATAATGCTATTCCTATTTGCATATGCATTTAAGGGATCATTTGATATTCATGGTTTCCAAATGTTTGTCGTAGTATCTTTATTTTTCATAACATTTATTGCGGCAAGACCTAAGATATTCTCCATAGGAGTATTTGTTTACCTTGGAACTATAAGCTATAGCATTTATCTACTACATCAGGTAGTTACAACGGTTTTCATGAAATTAATCTCTGGGGTAATCGATCTACTTACCATAAATATGTATGAATACTTAATGGTCTGCATCATACCAATATCACTTACAATTTACTTATCATCTATTAGTTACAATAAAATAGAGAAAAAATTCATCAGATAAATAATATTGGAGGGTTACTACCTCCAATATGTTTTGACTGCACTGTTTCAGCTGTTCGAGATTTTACCAGATATCCTAAATCTTAGCGCTCCAGATTTGATGTAATTGTATGTGAGGAAAGTTCTTGTGCCATCAGATGCCACGGCATAGAACTGAATCTTTGTGAAGTCTGTAGCTCCTGTAGGAATAAATCCAATAACATCGACAGTTCCTGCTGGTAATGCATTCCCAAGCGCTGTCCTGACCTCTATCTCGCATCCTGCCCCTGGATAAAAACCAAGCCCTCTGGGAAGGGTGATTGTGATATTTCCTGTACCGCCTGTTGTTCCTGTAACATTTATACTTACATGCAAATCAACATGCTCACCATCCCTCCTTGCAGTATATGTGCCAGTTTGTGTTACAGCTGTAGTATCATCGAAACCGATACTTCCAGTTAAGGCCGCATTAACCTGTAGTTCAGATTTAAATCCGCATATATTATTTCTCCACGGAATCGTTGGTTTATCACCATCCCATGTGATGGGTTGCGATGAAAAATGAGTTATTTTATTACCAAGAAATTTTAAATTAAACAAGTTGTTATTTATATCGCCAACAAGATAAGCAGCATAAAAAGGTAGCCCTCCCGTAACAACCTGTTCATTGTGAGAAGTTACAACAGCATCGTGTATAGTATTGCTGGTTGAGCGAATCACAAACCCATAACCACCATTATCCATCGTTGCGCCAGAATCTGGATCTAATTTTGCAACGCTATCAGCATATGGTCTATAAAGTGTATGCCCACCAGATATCAATTCAAAACCGATTAACATTTGCCTGTTAGGATATAAATCATCTGATGTTTTAGGATGTCCCCATGGATGAGGATCTACAAGAGTATTCGCTCCGGTACCAGAAATGCGAATGCCTATTGGATAATCTATCGTTATAGGGTTTACAAAATGGCTATCACCAGTGCGAATCCACAATCCAACTACCGACTTGCTTTCCCATTTCATAATTCCAAAGCAACTATGCATAATTGCGATTTCATAACCTATTGAAGGAATACCACCAATATCTGCCCCGCCTCTTAGCATCCCCCACGTTTCCATCTGACCTACCGTAACACCAGCTATATGCGTCATCAGAACACCAATTGCATCAACATGTTGGTAATATACGGTTCCCCAGTCAGTATTCTGCGTATGTCGTATGTGAATTCGTGGAATATAGGTACGCTTATCGCTATATGTGGTCGTTGGTGACATAATGTGATAGACAGCCTTATAGCTATTTCCTGCGGCATCTACTGTTTGGAAATCACCAGTTGGATCTGCCCATATAACACCAGTCTGCAATACGCTAAGCCCTGCCAGATGCTTAATTGATGATTTAACCCGATAGACATTTGGCAGCCAAACTGTTTTGTTATTCTCATAAGCATAGTCATACGCATCCTGAATCATCACAGCCCAGTCAGTTTCTCCTGGATGATTTGCATAGAACTGCTCAGGTGTAACAAACTGCGAACGCGCAAATAGATCGTTTAAATCTGTTTGCACTGTACCGCTGGACATCGTGCCTATCAAACAACTTCCTGTTGGCTTCGCTAGTTCTATGAGAACATCAGCAGCAGAACCAGATTCTGGTAGTAGCATGATTGGGTTACCATTATCATCCATGCCTACAATTTTGTTTTTTCTCAACTCAACTGGTGGTAACTGCGGGATCATTTCTGCCGTGCGTAACGTTCTGCTAAAGAGAAGATCCGTATGCGAAGTGTTTCCAGCGCTAAGTGAGTCAGCATAATTCTTTGTCGCTGCATCCTGAGGGCGAATAGGGTCTCTTAAGTTTCTAATGTAGTTGTTTAGTGCGTCGTAATAATTAGCCACGAACGACGGCTTTCGCAGAACAAGGCTAAACCAACTACGCACTTGCTGGATCAGCATCGTCAGCTTATCGAACGCGTCTTCATGCACCTCAGCGAAAAACTTTCCCTGATTGCGCAGATCAGTTTCCTGCGTAACCGGTAGCTCTCGTGATATAGAAATCTGATAACCGTTAGCCAACGCCTTCGACAGAATTACATTACCGCCGTTATATCCTCCAGCTCCGGTAACTGTATAATCAGTATCAAGAGTCAGCACAGCAATATTTTCGTTAAGGTCAGAGACCTGAACAACCAAGTCGGATTTTTTGAAAATACGGAAGGTATACGGAAATGATGTCGTAACGCCGTTACCTGTGTATTCGTTGTGGTCAACTTCGGTTGAGACCGTCATGTTAAATCTCCAGATAGTCGCACGCAGCACCCGTTGCGCCGCATATCTGGTTATTCTATTACCCAAAAAACCAGATATGGATAGAATAACTATAAATACCAATAGGTGTTACCTTTCAGGTAATTTGCATGCCGTGCTGGATAGCAAATAAATCATCTGCTACTGTATAAATATATAGTTATTGCATGGAGAAGATAAGATGCAGCAGTATCACTATCCACTGGAAGACGGATTTACCGAAAGGATTCACACGCCGGGAGGCGTCAGGTCACTGGTGGAGGGATCGCACTTGATGAAATTACTCCGGGATCTCGATAAGGATGGATTTAATGTCGATGGCCCACTTGCCGAACTGACTGCACTGATTAACTACGTCACCAGCTCACAGATGTCTATGCGGGATCTGCAAACACATCTCGACTATTGTGCCGAACAATTACGAAAACAAACCAGATAAGGTTTGTAATTACCAAATGGAGTGCTTATATTTACCTTTGCGGTAAATTTACATCGCACTCCTCTTGTGCCATAGTAATCGGGCACTGGCAAAATCCAGTGCCGGGATTGGCGTCCCGGATTACTAAAAGGCGCATTCACCGCACAAGCGGTTTTTTTATGCGTATAGCACGGCCACATTCGTATTATGGTGGGCTGTGTGGGGGCACCGAAAGGTGCGCCGGGTCCTTTTAGCCGGTTACGCCAACCCTGCACAGTTCACCACCAACCGATTGGCGTCGGTAGTGGTGATTAACCAGACTAAAAGGTAACCACTATGACAGCTACAAAAAGCACGTCCATTTTTTCTTTCGAATCCCAAGCCGATATACGAGTAATCGTCATTAATGGTGAGCCATGGTTTATCGCTTCAGATGTTTGTCGGGCTATAGGCATAGCAAACCATCGAGATGCTGTTCGAAAACTTGATGATGATGAGAAGGGCGTCGCTTCAACCGACACCCCTGGCGGTGAGCAAGAATCGATCATCATCTCCGAGTCAGGCCTCTACACACTGATCCTCCGCTGCCGCGATGCGGTGACACCAGGCACTATCCCCTACCGCTTTCGTAAATGGGTTACAGGTGAGGTACTTCCTCAGATCCGCCGCACCGGAAGCTACATTAAAAACTCGCTCCCGCAGGAAGAACGGATAAAGATGGTTGCCGACCAGGTAGCCAACGCCACGGCGTCAGCAGTGATGCAGGCAATGAAGATAGAGAACAAAACCTACAGTGCCCCGCTGAAGCCCGGATACCGCAGCCTGATTCATTCTCCGTCTGGTGTTCTCGGCCTGACTGAGAACTCACTTCTGATGAATCTGCTGAACCAGTTACAGGAAGACGGGCACGACGTATCTGGCGCGGCGGCGGAGCTGACCACCATGTTCTGCTACATCGTCGGTGTGAGCAAATGCCTGCGTGATATCCAGATGCACGCGGAGTACATAAACGACAAGGCAGGGTTCTTCTGACGGGCGGCGGCACAGGGATGTGCCTTTAAATAATTCTGTACAGATTGCAGGTGAATAGCTTACTATTACCTCACGGGTGATCCATAGCGATTAGGCACCGATACAGGAGGAGCCCACATGAGAAAATTTGACGAGTACGAAGGCGTTTAACATTCGGATAGTTCATTTACCCTAATGGTAAATCCCGCTTAAAGAAGCATCTATATATTATGAGGTGATGTATGCCACAACAACTGCTGAATCCGGCAAAGGTAACTGAGGTTTTCGCTCATCTGAACGAAACTCCAGACAACCGCGCCCTGTATTCAGAGTTAGTGAACGGCAACGATGTCACATCTGATGTCAAAGGCGTTTCTCTGGCTCCTGGATACCGCGTTGTCCGTGTAGACGATCGTAAGAAAGGCGAGATTCCACAGGCGCACTTTGAACTGTCATTGATAAATGACCTCACCGAAGAGGTAGTGTATTACAATCGTGTCATTATCCAGCCTGACAGCTATCTTAACTGCCGTCCTGTCACGCAGATATTGGTATGGAGAACCCAGAAGCCTAAGCATCGTGCTGTGCTTCATGATTTCGCCGGCATCATCTTCATGAACTACCTCTTGGAACGGTACGATATCATCGTGTCTGATCGCAACCAGACTCATGAAGGCATGTCGTTCTGGCAGGCTCGCATGTATGACGCACTGGAACTTGGCCTCCACCTCTATGGTTACGACATGATGACATGCGAGCTGATAGAGATGAATAACGAGGAAGAGCTTGAGAAAGGTGAAACCTGGTTGTGGGGTGATGCGGAAAACTTCCAAAACAGATTGGCCATAATTTCAAAGCATAAGCTGCCAATAAAATAGTTCTTTAAGCCCGCGCTGCGGGCTTTTTTGTGGACGAAACGAAAGTCAGTGCTACACTCATTGACGCCACATTGAGGTGGCTTATAGATGGAAATTTCACAATGAAAAAAGCATTTGCTGCACTGTTCGTTTTGTTGTCTCTGGTAGCTTCAACTCAGGCCTTTGCCGGTCGTTGTCAGAACGACAGCGATACTGCTGCTGACGGCTCCCGCTGCGGTGGGCGTTCTGCGGATTCCCGCCCGGGTGGCGGTGGCATTCGTTAAAAACAAGGCCGCGAAAGCGGCATGTGACATGTCACGCTCACGTTATGACAAGCCTATGTACCCTGCTACACCAGATAATATCAAAACAACTGCAACAGCAAATTCACCATCACCAATGATACATTTACGGTTCATAACGCCAAGTGCAACAAGCGCAAACACAACAAGAATAAAAGCAATCATTTCTCATCCTTATTGCGGAGTGACATCCTGAGGTCGCCACCAGTATGTCTGGTTAAACTCTTTCTTCGAACGTTGCTCCATTTTACGCAAATAGCCTGGTGAAAAATACTCCTGCATCTGGTTAAAGATCATGTGATCGAGAGCCGCCTTCAAGTACCAGAGATTCGCACCTGGCATCAGCCCCTTCCCCAGCTTAACCAGATCACCACCAGTCTGCTCGTTCTTCCCTTCCACAGCATTTAGAGGTATGCCCTGAGCTATCTTCACTACGTCATCAACCAGACCAGCTACCGGGCCAAGCATCGACGCCAGCGCGCCACTCCCGTACCTAGTGTGGTCAGAGAAAAGAAAATCACCGTACAACCCAGCCCCACCACCTTTTAAAAATGCATTTATCCAGAATTTAACCATGTGGTCACCGGTCATTTCCTTTGGATTTCTCCCATTAATAAGATCAGTAATCTGCATGGAAAGAGCACCAAGCATGGTTGTGCTTGCTAAAAACGTTGCTATATATGCTGCACGCCCACCAGCAGACGGCATACCCATAGCGCGTGACCAGTGACGCATAACAACCGAGATAGGGAACGATTTAAACAGGAAAACACTTCTCGTTAATTCACCTTTCCATGTTCCACGCTGAAGACCAGACCCTACGAACATCTGTTCACGTGCGCCCGGTGTAATAACAGCCATATCAACTTCTTCAGTTACAGCACCGAGCAGTTTACGCATTGCCTCAAATTTCACGCGTTCAGGCTCACCAAGATGTTTAACTGCTGAATCAGGGATACGCATAATGCTTTCCGGTGTCAGCATCGTATTATTACCGTTCCCCCAGTCCTCCTGTTGCGCCAGCTTCCATACGCTCCAGTCTGTGTCAGTAATCCCTTTGCTTTTCAGGATACGAAAATCAGAGTCATCGAGGCTATGAAGGTCTGGTGTCCGTGACACTACTTCTCCCAGGCTTCCCATCATGGTTACGCCATAGGCGCGCTTGTGCGCATCTGACCATGCTGTAAGCCCACTGGCACGCATTACGGCCGTTGCCGCCCAACGAGACACTGACGGCCCCATATTATCCATCGCCCAGCGGTTAACGCTGCCAAGTAGAGATTCCATCGCCAGACCAGCGCGGCGCGCCCGCGCAAGTTCTGTACGGTTCGTTGGGTCCATAGCTTCAAGCTGGTTGCGGAATAACTGGTTCATTGGAAGGTTGGTAACCTTCGCAGACAGATACATGGTTCCAAGATCAGAGAACGATGACAGCAACGCTGATCCGAGTCTGCTGGCAACCAGCCAGTTGCGGATATTGTCAGACCATCGCGCGATGTGCGGATTCGCTACAGGCTGTGTCTTTCCGGAAATAAAGTTGTACAGATTCTCTGTGTTGTTCGCCAGCCGCTCGACTTTACCGGTTTTACTCGGGTTAGCTGTTGCCGTTTCTGCCTTAACCTGATCAAGAAGGGAGCGGAAAACATGATCGGGGTTTGGGCCATATGTTTCCACCAGTGCAATATCTTTACTGATACCTTCCAGGTGACCGACCATGATTTCCCATAGAGAGCGATCGCCATAAAGTTGCTGATATTGCAGATAGGAATCTGCATCTTTGAAATGTATCTGTCGTGATGCATTACCACGGTTAGCACGTGCGCCGGAAATTCGCATTCCGGTATCAGTAAGCTTATTCAGCCCACCAGTAGCGATCGTGTTATAAGCCTCTCCAAGAAATGCAGACAACTCGGCATCGTTCATCAGTTGTCCATCGGCTCGGGTATAATATTTGCGATCCAGCTTACCTATAACATCGCTAACCCATTTATCTTTTGATACCGCCCCAACCTTTTCCATAGAATGATGTTGAGGGATTCCCCAGTTTTCGAGATAGCCAATGTCCCCACCAGCATCATTAAACCGGCGGCGGAGTAGATCTGTCACTTCTCTCCACGCCTTAGCACCTTTTCTTGCTTTAGCATTGCCAGTATTTTGCCCTCGCATTTCATATACCAGGTCACGCACGCCCGCTTCATCTTCAAACAGGCCAAAAAAGCGAGGATCAACTGCTTCGAATGCCTCCTGCAATTGACTCAATGCATAATCACGAGTGGCTTTTGTTCTGGACTCAACAGAGAGGAAATTCGATTTACCGTCTGCATTAAAAGCAATAGTACGGTTAAGAGCGCCAAGTTTCCCATCAGCCCCTTGATAGCTATTGATAAATTTATCCAATCTCTGACGTGCGGCTATAGTGAGAGCCACACGACGTTTCTTTAATGCCGCTTCTCGCTGTAATTCTTCAGATGCCAATTGTGCTGCACGATATAGCCGCTCTGATTCGGAAAGTTGTCTCCACGACATCGGGTCATTACGAGCAATGGAGCGCATATTTCGATAAATGCGGTCTTCAATGTTCTGTATTTCTCGCGCCGTTAACGTGCGCTGCGCCGCCTGCTGGACCGCTTGTATACATTCCTGTCTCATTTAATTTAACCTCTCAAGAAACACGCCACAGCGACATCAAACAGGCTGGAATCCTGTATTGCCTGCTCACTTTCCCTGTTCGCTTCATCCAGTACTTCACGCGCACTGCGCGATTGTGGATTACCATCATCATCCAGCACGGTGATTATCATGTCAGGTGATTCAAGCAGCGAGTCTTCAGCTATGCGCAGATCAATATCTCCTGCCTGATCTGACATCATTTTTTGTTCTGCCTGTTGCAATATTTTATCAGGCTCAAAAGGAGCTACTTCGTCTGGCGTCCTGACCTCTGCTGTTTTATAGAATGAAACAGCCTGAGCATTAAGTTCACTTTCTGCCTGCTGTCTCCGAGCCAGTTCTGCTCGAGCTTCAAAAAACTGACCGCCAGGCTCGTGCGGTGCCAACGCGTTACGGGAAAATTCCAAGCGTTCTTGTGCCTGCCGGATTCGTTGATCAATATCGCGAAGTCTGGCCTGTTTATCTGATCGAGCACGAGACAAAGCTTTACCGCTACCGGTTGGCTCTTCTGCAAGAATTTGTGCACGCTGTTCAGTGAGATTTTCAATAATTCGTTGGCTATTAGCGATTTCAGACTGGTAAACCTGTCTATCTCCACGCGGCAAAAGCTGCGCGGCCTGTTCTTCAAGCAACCGATTTTCTATAGCGCGCGCCGTTACTCCATCATCTATAGATGACAGAGCCTCATTAACTGCCTGAGACAGCAGACTCTTGCGCCCAGGAATTTCACTGAAAGATGCAGACTCAACAATGCTGGCAACGTCTACAGGTCTCCCCTGGCTAACATCAGACATAGCTTTTCGCAGAGCCTGAATGTGAGAATTGCGCGAAAGCACGTTGATCGGCACGCCGGGAGCAATATCAATTTCAGCATGATGAGCGGCATTCGCCGCCAGTGCAGCATCGATATCAACTGGTGAAAAATTTGGTGCGCTTGTAGACTCGCCGCGAGAGTTAATAAATCTGCCGACACCACCAAACGCCACTCCAAGAACAGCATCAATAGCAATTGCCTGTCGATCCAACACATCATACTGGTTAGCCATTTCGCTATAGCCACCATCACGAAGCGTTTTTGCAGTAAGCCCACGCTGTGCCATACCGAACGCAATATTTGTACCTGCGGCATAGGCAATATCTGGCGTTGCACGTACTGCTGTTACTGCGGCGCGTCGCACTGAACTTTCACCCGTCCGCGTAAGCTGAGCCGCCACACCTTCCGCCAGCGCACCACCAGCACGTAACCCGAGGCTCATAGGGATCAGTGTTCCGGCACCAGCAGTAATGCCCTGCACTAATCCCGCTTCCTGCGCCGTCCTGAAATCAACACCCTGTGCTGTCAGCCGTTCAAACTCAGAAAAACCCTGTAGCGAAGTTACCGCCGCTGCACCTCCGACAGGACCACCGAGCGTTGTACCGACAACAGCCTGCCCGCCCATATCGAACAACCCATAAAGAACCTGCCCGGCGGTTCCGGTTGTCGCGGCATCAGGCGTCAGCCGCTTAACCTGCTGCTCTGCTAGTTTTCTCTGCTCAGCAATGTATGAAACTGAAGTGTCATTGAGCGAGGTGTTTTCGTTAACAAACTGAGCAATCGGGGATACGATTTTATCCATCCCTGCCCATAGCAACTGATCTGGCTTTGCCACCAGCCCGGAGTACAAACCAGACAATGCCGCTCCTACAGCATTGTCGAAAAAACCAACATCGCTGTTAAAGCCAGCTGGATTTGATGCTGCTTCGTCAAGCTGCTGATTCTGGTTTACTGGATTAAGGCCAAAGTAACTCATTGCGGAATATCTCCGGAGAATCTCTGACGCTTCTGTGTCAGATTAAGAACAACGGGAGAACCATCATCTTTCAGCAGATAACCAGTACCAAGTTTCACCAGGTACTGACTATCGCCGTAACTTTGCAAACCATACTGACCAGGCGGTGTTTTTATCCCGGAGCCGACAACTTGTTCATTCCAAGCCTGATTAACCTGCTTATCGAATTGCTCTGCAGACATTCCCCACGGCAAAAGGACATTCCCCATTCCGTTATAGTCATGCACGCCACCTGTAGCTACGTTAACAGCCTGTTTCCAGACATCATTGTCAATTTCGCCTGATACCGCGCCTTTTTTCGCCATCACACCAGCGTAATAATCCTTTGCGATCTCGTATGCCATTGATGCCCCCTGAGCGTCACCAGCAAATGCATCCTTCACCATGTCAGAAAACTCAAGGCGAAGATCAGCATCTTTAGGCATCGGAATACCTTTCGCATCATCAGTACCTTTACGAGCCGCCGCGCCAGCAAGAATTGTCTGCGCAGCGGTTTCAGGAGACACGGAAACATCCGGATTAAACCAGTTTTTTTCTGCCAAAATACCACCAGGCTTATCCATCAGTATCCCGGCAACGGCAGCAGATGGAGCGCTGGCACTGATCTGCTGTAGTGCTGACATATACACCTGCCCACCACCAGTGCTCTGCCTGATGGTATCGAGATATGCTGCCTGTTGGGAAACTGGAGCATCACGAAAGAAAACACCGATCTGATTGGCCTCGTCTTTGGAAAAGAACGTCAGTGGAGTGCCATATGACTTAGCAAGGTCACTGACCTGAGCGGCACGCAAGGCAACGCTCTGTCCAAAGTTATCCTTATTGCTCATGTCGATAGGCTTTGCCTGTCCGGAGGCAAGAGAGAACTGCACAGGATCCGACTGCCGCTGCTTTATCACCTGATTTGCAGCCGAAACAACGTTGTCATAAAGAGCTGCGCGTGCCGCATACCCCTCCCCTGTATCACCAGTATCCGGGCGTAATTGCTCAACATATGCTGTAATGCTGCCTGTCGGCATGTTGCGGAAAGAGCCTATATACTGTCCGGCGATCTGCGTATTCTTAAACTCGGTATATCGCAGGTTTCCTTCTCTGACTCCATAAGCTGCAATAAAATCATCCTCACCAGGTGGGTTAGGAAATTCAACGCCACGCATATACGCAGCCGTCGCATCGCGAACCCGGCTGTCGAGCATCGTTTTATATTCAGCCTGCTGTTGTCTGGCTAGTGCATCAGTCTGTCGCAACACGCTGGCCTGATCTGATTCACTTAAAGCATCGAACCAGGCTACACCGGTATAACGTTTATTTTTTGTCGGTAGCTGAGAAAGCCCCAGCGCGGCACTAACACCAGCAGTTAACTGCTGATCACTGTATGGCTGGCTACCGTTTTCATGATGGATAATGGCTGCACAAAGCGCCTTCAGGGTATCCGGATTAGATGCATCGAGAGGCTCATCAGCAGAAACGCCAAGTTGTTCGCACACTGCTTTGATATACGACATTGTGTCATTTTTATCAGTGGGCGGTGCCCAGCGATTAATTATCTCACTGACGGTATCAATACCCTGCCGCTGATACGACATCAGGTTCCGCCCTAATGCACGAATACCGTGTTCAGGGGTTTCGAATTTGGCAAAGCGACCATCATCACCAGTCAGCCCAACCCACGGATTAGTTTTGCTGTATTCAAGATTTCCGGGGTTATTGTTGCGTATACCGCGGGTACGATCGGAAGATCCACTATCTGCTACAGCACGGCGAGATCCAGCAGCAGTATCGCTTAACTCGCCGTTTTGCTGCCTTACCTGAAGATAGTTTGCTCCAATAGCATTTTGAGCAGTTGCTTTTGCTGTTGCTTCTTTAAACTCGATTTTCTTGGCCTGGATTTGCTCGTCACTCCAGCCATGTGCAATGCCGTAATCCTCAATTTGCTGGAAAGTTTGCTTATTAGCCAATACATATGCGGCGTTGTCGCCATACAATGCTGCGGCATTTTTACCATTGTTCAGCAGTGTCGCCTGAAACTGGCCTTCTTCGTAGGCATTTATTTGCCCTATCTCGTGCCGCCCGGCCTGCGTAGTGAACTGAATGCGCTGCTGCTGCGCCTGCTGCATGAAAGCATTACGAGCCTGTTCATCCGGCAGCGACATAGCCAGTTGTTCGATCTGAGCATCAAACTGCTGTGTATACTCATGGCCTTTTCCAATAGCATTTTTCCCTTTCAGGTTAAGCAATCCTGTTTCAGGATTATTCAGCAGATCACTGCCTGTCTGACTGAGTTTAAGGGATGCCTCCTGAACCAAGGCAATATTGGCGCGCTGTTTTGCCTGCCCCAAAACATCAATTGCCTCTTCCCCTGCCCGAACAAAAGCATCACCAATACTTGGCTGAGAAAACGTCTGCAAGCCTGCTGACTGAACTCCACGGCTCTCAACCTGACGTCCGGATACTGTTGGTACGACTGGCATTATAATCCTCCGGGTAATCTGGTTCCTGCTGCTGCCCCGATTGGCGCAGGAGTGCTTTGAGTAAACGGACTCCACGTCCCACCAAACATCTGGTACGCACCGTATGCCTTCAGAGGCGCGGTGAGCAATGTTGTTGCTGCTCCCACATTCCCCTGTTTACGGGCTGAACTGGCTTCTGCTTTATAGTTGGCAGCCTGAACCTGATAACCGTAAGCCTCACGTTGCGCGTTATTCACCGTCGTCAGCGCATCAAGAGCGCCAAACTGAGCAGTGTCACCAAATATATCCAGCGCGTTACCGGTAGATAAATCAGCGCCGGTAGCCCCCATTGTCGCCGCTTGTGTGCCAAGCCGCTGCCGGGTCTCTCTGCGCCGTTGCTCAGCTTCAGCGTTACCTCTGTTTATTGCATCATTTGCCTGAGCAGTGGCTATATCTGCGTTCGCTTCTGCAACCTTCGAGGCATACTTTCCCTGTTGGTACTGGGTGTATGCCTGAATGCCACTCATGGCAAGCATTGCGCCACCAGCAATAACCGGATCACACATTATTTTCTCTCCATGTGAAATCTGTGGAAATTAAAACCAAGAGCACCATAAGGCGCGGCTTCTTCAAGCCTGAATCCAAGCCAGTGCAGCCATGCTTTGGCAACATGGTTTCGCTCGTCGACGTAGTTTTCCAGGCGCGGATAAACTGCCAGCATCTGCTGCAATACAGGGCGGCAGTGGCGCAGAAATGTCTTCTGATATTTTTCAATACGGCTGGTCCCGACCAGCCAGGGCGTACCATTGCCACCGATCATTGACGCCGGAGATACGCCAAACATGGTTACCAGTTCTCCGTTCGCGAACCCTGACCAGGCCATAGTCGCAGTGCGCAGACCAACACGCAGCGCATCTTCGGTAGTCATCAGCGATACCGCATACAGTTCGTCAATATCAGCCTGACGAACATCCGGCAAAATCATCTGAAGATGCTCTTCGGTAGCGGGAATAATTTGAACATCGATCATCAGAATCCCCCAACAGTAAAGCGAGGAATAACGGCAAGAACAGACAGCGGCAACGGGTCAAGCTGACGGATTTTTACACGTCCGTTTTTTCCCCAGTTACTGTCAAGTTTCACTTCTACTTTTCCGGTAGCGTCATCAACAGGATCATCGTAGAACTCGAATTCACGCTGTGGATATTCGTACCATTTACCGCCGGGCGTAGTCGCCCAGATGCCGCGACTGGCATTCACAACCAGAGTAACGGACGGGATCACCTGTTTTTTGTCCAGCAGCGTTTCCTGTCCGTTAATGTTGATATCCAGTGTTTCGAATTCAGCAGTTATTGGCAGGCCGATGTGCACTACAGCCCCCGGAGATTCCAGCGTGACTTCACCTCCGGAAACCACTTTCTGTGGTTCCACGTTCGCATCAGAGAGAATGTTTACGGTCTGGCCTTCAAGATGAGACAGGCCTCCAAATGTCCGGCGCGCCATCTGCCAGTTCGTGGTGGCCACATTCCTGAGGGATGGCGGGACGTTCCTGTTAGCACGAACCACTACAGCGGTATTGCTGGTTACAGAAATAATGTCGCAACGTAATTCTTTTGACACTTCATCGCCAGTATCAGGAACAGTTCCGGTATAAGGGAACTGTAGTTGCGCACCGACATCACTACTGGTGAAGTACGCACCACCAGAAACACTGATTGTATATTCCGCGCGGTAATCCCATTCGCCAGAACCACCAGTGATTGTCATCGTTCTGTCAGACATATTTCTTCCATCATAGCTAAGGCCAGAATCAACAAAGAAAGCGTCTTCATCGCTGGTAAATAAACGGCTGGACAGTCTCTCGATGTATCTCACTGTTTGCCCGTTAACGGTTCGGTTAACGACGAAATACACCGCATCTTCATTGCCTTCGCTGATACTGCATGTGCTTTCATATTTTCCGGTACTGGATTGTGGTGCCCATGCAAAAACCTGCTGATCACGCAAATAGGTCATCACCAGTAATTTACCGTCATCACGAATGCAGAAGGCGCTGGAGTAAGGGACAATAGAGAAGCACCAGTCAACAATGCTGTGCTTCTGAAAAAGATGATTGGCAAGGATAGTAAGGTCGTTCCCCTGATATCCGTCAACATCGAATGAGTAGGCCAGATCACGTACAACACTGCCTTTCTCCTGGACGAACAGAGCAATATTCGCCACAGCAATTGGTGTGACGTTGCTTGAGCCATTTGATCCCTGAGAGCTGAATGCAAATGATGATGGGGTTAACACTTTGTTCTGGTCGCCGGTGATGACGTACTCACCTCCGGAAGTCAGCGCCACCAGCGAACCAACATCAATCAGGTGGCGGATCTCATTAACCTGACGCCCGGCATAGGTGTAGATAATTCTGTCGTCATCCTGCGTAGGATTGCTTTTGCCAAAATCCTTATAATCCCCGGTACGGCTGGCCCAGATAGTCTGAGGGAACGCAGTCGATGCGGCGAAGTAAAGACGTTGTTGATAATAAACAACAGTGCCAGGATAACCATTAACACTGTTCCAGGCATATTTAGCCCATTTATAGCTGGCATTATCCTCGCCAACGACCTGCGAAGGGATATAGGAAATCACCTCGGCAGTTGCAGTAGTGCCGTTTACAGCAGTGATACGGGCAATGCCAAACCCACTGTGCAGATACTCCCACTCAATGCCAGTATCATCATCACCGGATCCGCCCCAGCCATCCCATGATGTGCCTTCTGTATGCGAAGGGCGCAAAGTGCCTGTTTTGCCTGCTGTAACGGCGCGATAGTAGTTACTGTCTGCACGGCGAATATCGCCAATCGATGTACTCTTACTGGTTTCCCATACCGGCACTGAATCCACTGCAGGCTGTTCCAGATAGAACAATTTGCCTACCTGCTCCGCGCCAAAAATAGAGGCGCTTGCCGTTAACGTAATTGTCCCGGTGCTGGCGCTGGCATAAACCGTCACTGACTCGTCAATATTGATATCTTCAAATGGCCCGTTCTTCGTTATCACATCAACCAGTTGCCAGTTGTCATGCGCATAGCGGCGCAACTCCTTCGGCGGGTATGCCGGGTGAACCAGCGTAAGCACGTCTGCGCTTTGCGTGAATTTAATTCGGAACAGATCGGCTTCAGTATATGGCGTGGCAATTTCATAAATAACATTGCTGCTGTTCAGCACCAACGCACCATCTTTGATAACGCGCATGTACTTGTGTCCGAACTCCAGAGCATAGGTCTGAACCGTCGAGAACTGGAACGGGATCAGACGGCATTTCCGATTTGGGTATTTGGCGGCACCGACAAAACGCGTACCAGGTCGATTCTCAACGCCGCCATACTGCCGCACGATAAAATTATCGCACTTGCGCAATGCCACCTGGTACTTCGCCATGTCGATACGTCCGTACAACGACGGTCCAATCTCACCACCAGCAAAGCTGGGCTGGATCCAACTGATAGCCATCAGGACAACCTCGCAATGGTAAACTCATCAACCGGTGGCTGTGGTTCCTGTGATTCATTCTGGCTATGCGAGCCAGCACTAAGAATCACGCGATTGTACATATTGAGGGCAAACGTACCGAGGTCTGCATTCCCAGTCAGCGCCATGTTAATAGCTGCCGCAAGACGCCAGGCCAGCGCCTCCATAAAAATGGCATCAAACATGTTCACATCTGTAACGCGAGAGACATACTTGAGCCATGCCTGCGGCTGGTCTGTGTAGATCAATTTTCCTGTTCCGTTGGTGTCTGCACCAACTTCGTACTGAACGCGCATTGCTGCTGTTGGATTACGTACACCAGGAAGCATAATTTCAGTAATGCGCAGACAATCGGACGGGTACTGGTACGCATATTCCCAGTCAGGCGGTGGATTGCTCGTATCTGCAAGCTCCACGCGTTTGGTAGCAAAGTTCCAGTCAAAATCAGAAAGAACAGCATCACGGCAGGCCTCAAAGTGCAGCGAACATTCCCCCGCTTCCTTGCTGGCTTCCGTCAGGCTGTTAATGCTGCGGCTGTTGCCAATATTGGACAGCGCACGATTGCAGATCTCTACTACAGAGGCCATTACTCCCCCCCATTGCCGTACAGAGTTTCAGCCGCTGATTTTTCTACATCCCCGGAAACAGGAGCGATCGCCATATCAGTGATCTGCAGATCGGCGCTGCGATTAACACCATCGTCAGTTTCTCTGGCAGACAGGCCTCGAATAACAGCCTTTGCAGTTATCATCACTTCTGTTCCGACGCCCTGAGGTTGCGCCTTCAGCTTATTCAATGTGTCGTTATTCAGCGTGATGCACAGCCCCCACGGGTATTCATCGCGAGTTCTGGTTTCTCCGCTCTCATCCTGGTAGCTGTCAGTGCCGGTTTTGAGGTTTACGAGTTCCATATACACTCCTGCAATAAAGGGGCCGAAGCCCCTTGTCTGATTCGCGAGGCTTACACGCCCAGTTCTTTACGCTTATCTGCGATCTTCTCGCGGAGCGTTTCTGCTTTGGCGTTATGGTGTGGCTTCTCGTTAAAGAGCAATTCGTACTCTTCACGGAGCTTATCCAGTTCACCATCATCTGACGCATCGTTGATGATTTTGGTGCTGGTTGCTGCCATTGACACCTTTCCTGCAACTTTTGCTTTTGCCTGTCTGGCTGCATCGTTAACAGGTTCCAGTGCGCTACCAGGCTCACCTTCGTATTCGATTTCTGCTCCCTCCGGCCACAGTGTGTTATGGATATGAGAGAGGCGCAGAACGCGGTATCTTGGTTTCTCACCAGACATCGATATCACCTTAACCAGTTATTTTTGAGCGGATCGGGTACGGTGTATTGGCATCAACATCCAGACTGATACCCGCAGTGAATTTGCCGGCCGTTAGTGGGCCAGTTGCGACGGAGTAGTTAACACGCAAATATCGCTGAACACCGGCAGGCACCTTTGCAGAGACAACTCGTTTACCTGCTGTCAGGGTGGCCTTTGCCAGTGCGCCACTATCATAAATAGTGGTCCAAGAGCTGTTATTCTCACTCGTCTGCAACTGGATGTTTACAGTTGCCTCACCACTTGCCGTGGCGGCTTCGTTAACCAGCGCCCAAAACTCAAGCGGGTAACCCACGCCGATATCGCGACGGTTTCCATCAATTGGGCCGAGATCGATTACGTCAGTAGAAGCCGCGGTATCAGTTACCGCCTGTGCTTCGGAGAACATCAACAGTTTGTCGGTGATCATCTTCTTTCTCCATTAGTGGGTCTGTTACGACCCACAGGTTAATAACAGGCGTTACACCACGCGGGCTTCTGTTTCCAGAAGCGCATCAGTTTCACGGATTGGTACACCACGGAATGAAGTCCACCACTCGCCTTCAGTCTCTTTTACGCTGATAGCCAGAGATGTTTTCTCCAGAGACTGCAGATCAAGAGCCTGGCCTACAGTGCGGTTCATGTAGAACACCGGGCGGCCCATGCCACGGTTTGGAATGCGATGCAGTGCTTTAACCATCAACTTCGCAATATTTGCGGCAGAGGAAGGTTCTGAAAGATTGCTGACATCGATGTTTGCAATGCGAACAACATAACGCCAGTCACGCAGAACAAGTCCGTTGTCCCATTTGTAATGGGTGCGATAGCCTTCGTACTTGCCGCCATTAGCATCTTCCAGTGTCACCTGGCCTTTATCTTCCATCTGAATGCCAGCCTTCTGCCCTTTCGGGAAGATGCCATGCACGGTGTTTTCTCCCCACACTACTAACCAGATTGAGGTGTTATCTGTACCCGTGCCACCAGCATCAATGATGTTCTGAGCATTACCCGCAGACAGGCTGGAATAGCGGGAGGACAGTCCCATAAACTGCTGAGGGTTAACGCTGGAATCACCATAAAACAGCGTCTGCGCCATCTGCTGATTCATCGCTTCAATAAATGCGCGGTCTTCAGACAGGCGGAATTCGGCGGTATTACCGTTCAGATCAGCCAGTGACTTATCGACTTCAGCATAGGTTTCCAGCATGCCAACGGAGTCGGTGACCTGCACTGTGGTTGATTTGCTTGGCTGTACGCCATAGTTCAGCAAACGCCAGGTAGCTGAAGGTAAACCAGAACGAATGGTGGTTCGGTGTCCGGTAGGAAGGTTCCCTTCGACAAAAGGCATATCCTGAAGGATCGGGTTAGTTTTACCGAGAAGCTCGATAATCTTATCGACTTTCCCGTTTTGATCGACGCGCTTACCCCAGTCAGCCAGCGTTAGCGCAGTTAAGCCTTTAACAGCCATTGTTATTTCCTCTCTTATTTGCCATAGAGCACTTCGGCCGCACTACGCTGGCCTTCATTACCACCGGTGACCATGCCATCTTCAGACATCGCCTTTCCGATTTTCACGAACGTTTTGACCAGATCAGGGTGATTACCCAGTCCGGTTGTGTTCAGATATTCTTTGAGTTCAGGTGTCCCGAACTGGTCAAGCGCACGCTGTGCGGCGCTAAGGTTAGAAATCAACTTGTCGCCACCGATTTCTTTGTCAGCTTTTACATCAGCAGCCCACTGCTCGGTCGTTTTCTGCCAGGCTTCTGCCTGACGCTGCTGCACACCTACCAGAATCTTCGGATAAGCATCAACCAGCTTTTGCGCTTGCTCGTTGGTCAGGTTAAGTTCTCGCGCTACCGGCTCGAATTCCTTCAACGCATCTGTATCCAGCTCTACGCCTTCGGCAGCATGAAATTGGTACTTCTCCGGCGCACCATCTGGTTTATCGCCGTCCTTTTTTTCATCCTGCTTATCGTTTTCAGGCTTTTTGTCATCAGCAGGTTTATCGCCATCAGCAACAGGTTGTGGCTTATCACCTTCCTGTTGTGATGGATCACCAACTGGAGCAGGGTTATCACCTGCAGGCGCTGACGGTTCTGACGCAGCCGGAGCTGCTCCACCATCGACTGGTTGCTCATTGCAAAGACGGCGATACAGCAAACGCTCAAATAAATTCATGATCACTCCTGTTCACTGGCCTCTTTGGCCATCTTCAAATACTGTTCAGGGCAATGCGCCATAACGCGCTGAAACAGTTCCAGCGCCAGATTGCGTTGCCCCTCATTAAATGCCATTGCCATAGCGTCCATCGGTGAGATAACGGAAAACACACGGCCTTTCTCCAGCACCGACCAGACAACGCGACGCCCCTGTTCACTGCTCATGACAAAGCGAATGTCATCAATTTCACGCTGTGCCATGTCACGTTGCTTACGGGCGTTTTCTTCTTTCAGTTGATCGTCTTCGTAATCTGTCATTGTGATTGCCCACCCTGACCACTAACTGCATTCGCCATAGCTGACAAAACACTCGGATCCGAAGTTTTAGCTTCGCTTAGCGTCTTGGCACCCTGTGCCGCCGCCATCCCCATCGCCATCATTTGTTGCTGCTGTTGCTGCTGTGCCCGTTGCTGGCGAGCCTGCTCAACCTGTTCCTGCGGAACAATGACGGTTGGAGACACTCCGGACATATCAGCGAATGCATCGATCGCCTGATCAACGTTGAGTTTGTCGAGAGCTTCTGGTTTCGCTTGCGCAAGTTGACCAATGAAGTTAACCGTGGACGCCAGACTGGACAGGCCGATAGACTTCTGCGCCTGAGCCATGACGGAAATGTATTCGACCTTCAGGGGCATGCCTTCCATCGCGTCAGGCGGTGGCGGAAGCATGTTTTTACGCACCATCATCGAGAAAGCGCGGTCAATGAGAGGATTAAGACATTCGTCGTTCAGACGCTCCAGAACCGGCCCCAACATCAGAAGTTTTTCTTCTTTCATTTCGATCACCGCTTCAACAGGCATCGAGCGGGTATTGATGTTCTGTAACATCATGAACAGATCGACAAAGTAGGCGCTGTTAATGATTTGACGAGTGTCCTGAATGTCTGCCACCAAATCTGCTGTACTGGGGTTAACCAGATAAGCAGGCCTGAAACCATCCTGACCAGTAATCTGATCGATATACGTGATGTCGCCAGGAAGAAGGGAGGCACGCTGATTCTTGAGGGAAGTCGGAGCAACCATCGGCGGATTGGTGGCTTTATCAATCAACTGCGACTTGCGCTTCTGGAGAAGCTGCAATGCCTTAACAGGTCCAAGCGCCAGCATGCCCGGGCATGATGATCCATAAACATCTTCGCCGTTAACTTCCCAGCGCGGAGCCATAATTGGAAACTCATCGAATCCGGATTCACGTAACAACTTGTCGTTGTCGCCGCCAACCTCGTAATAAACCGATTTGAATGGCTTGTTCTTGCTATCCAGCTTCGATGTATCGCGGTCAATGTTCGGGTAAACCGAATGCATAACTTCAATCCACTTCTCGTAGGTGCCGCTTTCCCACATGCTTTTTACGGATTCGCTAACGTTATTTAGCCCGAACTCCTGAACAAGCTGACGAACAGTCATAGAGAACTTGCGAAAACAGGTGTCCACACTGCCACGAGGTGAGTTAGCCAGGTAGTAACTGCCTATCGGGAATGGCATTGTGCGAATGATGTCCTCGTCATCCTCCAGCACCGCCATTGCACCAGTGCTGTATGTACCGAGGCTTCCGTATAACTGCGGCAGCGACTGGTAGAGATTCGACTTATTGAACATATCGTTCATGCGGTTCTGCACCGCCTCAAGCCACAACTTAACAGGTCCATAATCCATCATTTCAGGATCTGGCGTAGCCAGGCGAAACCACGGACGCGCGGGGCTTGTGATGCCTGACATCATGCCGCTGGCGAGAGTGCGCGCCGCCATAGTCCCGGTCGAATCAATAATGCGTGTATTGCGCCGATCGTTACGGTTGACCTCAGAAGTCAGAAAGCGGGAACCACGCGGGTTGATGTAATCACTCAACTCGCGCCAGTGCGGCTCGAACGACTGACGCTCGCTTTCAAGTTGTGCGAACTGTTTGTTCAATCGCTCTTTAGTTGTTTCCGCCATTTCAATGACTCCGGTTACTGACCAAGCAGCGTCTTACCGCTGGTATTAGCGGTTGATGTGTCGCCCTGAGAACCGGTAAGCAGCGTAGAACTACGACCAGCAGCAGCGCGACGGCGACGTGTTTCTTCGTCGCGGGCATCAACAACGGCGGCATCCTGCTCCTGTGGTGCTGCCTGAACTTCTGGTGTTGCAGGCACTGATGGTGAGCTACCCATGCACATATCAATGACTCCGTACGCAATTAAATTATTACCAATTTAACCATATATGATTTATTTATCGTAGACAGTTGACATTTAACGCACGAATTATTACCTTTCAGGTAACCAAAGAGTTCATTCCGGTTACTAACCTGACTGGCTTGTCGTTAAATTGAACAGGTGGAGTGAGCTTTTATTTTGAGCAGTACGGCGTATGGCACATGCGCCGATAGCGGTCTGGATACGTTTAAGGGGCACCCTCCCTTGCTCGGGCAAACGAACCAGGTAGCCGGAATGTGCAAGTCGAGCGGTTTTATTCCGCGCACAGGGTTCACCATCCCGGCGATTCGGTGTGACACCTCGGAAGAGACGAGGGTACAACGATGAGAGCATTTATGGAGCCGCGACAAAGTGTGGTGCCTTAACAGGCTAAGTTCTCTCAGCGTTGTGGCATTAGATCAGTTGGACAGAGCAACCGCCTTCTAAGCGGTTGGTCGCAGGTTCGAATCCTGCATGCCGCGCCAGAATCACGCCTAAGGACCGTGATGCCAGAAGTTCCAGGGGCTTGGCGGTGATGGTTTCCCTTGAAGGACTATCACCGCCCTTTTTACAGCAGGACGCCATTGCGATGACTTCATGCTGTAAACCAGTACAGCCACGGAAGGCATAACTCATAGCTTCCAGTTCGCCCGGTTCGCCGGGCATTTTTTTACTTGAATTTTACCCTCAACAAACCAACATAGAACTTGGCATTTGCCATAACTTTCACAAGGAGTCAGCCATGAATGGTTGGAATAGAAAAAAGACTCAATATTTAGCTGAGTGCATCCACGAACACGAAAAAGCCGACGGAGTAACCTACGATCCTAACGGTATGGTTAGCTACTGGAACACAAAATATAACCTCGTTCCTGCTGAACAGTTGCCAGCATTACAAAATCAGGTATCTCTCGAATTAGAAGCTCTACGCGGTGCTGAGACTAACCATGTAACAATTAGCAACATTGGTGCCGCTAAGTTTGGATTCGACTCTGTAATAGGGAATCATCTACCTAACTTCGATCCGGAGCCAGTTAAGTAATTTGCTGACCATTATGCATAAGGGTCATAATCCGTTATGGCCCTTCCCTGCTGGCTTTGCTGTCCTGGTATATTTATGCGTTTCGAGACCGGGAAAGCAAACGTCAGCAGTAGCGCATCGCCTTTACCAGGAGAACGCCCAAGACGCTCTTTGATATCTTCCTTCGGTTCGATAACGATTTTACCGTCCACACGAACTTTGTACTCTGCCGCCGACAGGTCGTCTGCAGTTTCCTGGTCATCCAGCATGCCGCCCAGCCTCAGCCATGTCTTACATGAGTTGAACATCTCCCCACGCTTGTTAAGCATCTGCGGGTCAGTGGACGCACCGCTGAACGGAACAAGTTGCCATGTACGTCCCCAGCCATCACCGATTGACTTCAAACCGGTTCCGTAACCGAAGTCGATGAACACCGCGTCAGCCTGGTACTGGTCTTCAAAGTCAGCGATACGCTTCGCCATAATCAGATCGTCGGTGGTCTTGTTGCCGGTCCACAGCACCTTACTGTGCAGCCCCTGCCGCAGGTATATCACCGCGTCATCAACACCGGAGTATGCAGGGTCAACGCCGATTATCACCGGAGCATGTGCCACCTGCGCAGCAGTTACCACCCGTTTCATTGCCTCGTCAGTAAGACCGGTAGGGATAAACTGCAATTCAGATGCATCAGGGAATATACCGCGCACACGTATTTTAACGAAGTCGCTGTCTTCCCCGTAGTCATCAACCCATTTCTGCAACTGCTGTTTGTTGGTGCCTTCCACCGTCCGGCTGTCAATCTGCGCAGTTTTCCAGCGGTGTTTATATTTGCGGAAACATTCGCGGAAACGTCCGGTATTACGCGTCGGGTTTCCGAACGCCACCCAGATAATCTCAGTGTCTTCGTCCGTTAGCGCACCCTCGGCAACTTCCCACACCAGATCCGCAATGTTCGACGCTTCATCGAATACCACGATGATGCGTTTGCGCTCGTTGTGTAGTCCGGCGAATGCCTCAGTGTTGTGCTCAGACCAGGGGATTGCGTCAGCTCGCCACCGCTTGTCGTGCCCAGGATCATTGCTGTACATCGCGGTAGCGGTACAGGTAAACCAGTCTTTCGTGATAGCAAGGTTCGACCACTTGATAATTTCCGGCCAGGTCTTCGTTCGTAGCTGGTTGTCGGTGTTGGCGGTCACCACGACCTTACAATCCTCGCAAGTGGACATGCCCCAGTTGATGAGCATTGAGATGAATGCGGATTTACCAATACCGTGACCAGAAGCACGTGCCAGCATAAGCGGCTGATAACGCGTCTCTGGATTCTGCAGGTGATCACGTATCTCTCGGAACGCATCGGCCTGCCACTGACGTGGACCGGTAGCATGTGCCAGTTCAGTCCCCTCTTCCCCCCAAGGGAACGCATAGAGGGCATAGCCAAGCGGATCGTGAGTGAACCCTGCAATATCTTCGATTAACTGCTCTTCAGGAGATAACGCTGCATCTGTCACTGATTACCATCCTGACGTTCTTTGAGTCGCTTCCTGGCTGCCGCTATGCGATCAGCAATTGTCACATTCACATTAACATCCAAGCGTTCTTTGAATGCGTTGACGTCGACGTGCTTACCAATCAGTTCTAGGTTCTTCACCTTGTCAGGCCATTTAATTTTTTTGAGGATTGTCTCTATCGAGTCCTCGTTCATGTTCATGATGGTCGATGACAGATCAAAGCCGCTAAGCGTAGTGCGCCATATTTTCGGCCACTCGCGGATTGGCTTAAGGCTCCCATCGTCGTTGAGGATATCAATCACGTCCATCTGGTCGATCTCCACCAGGCGCATGAGAACGTAATCAGCACTGACGCGCATTCGTTTGTTGCGCTCCTCCATCAACTCGGCAATCCGTTTTTGAATGCGTTCATCGCGCATCATGACACTGGCTTTAACTGCCGCTGTATTTGGGGAGAATCCTGCGTTAATCGCAGCCTGAGTCTGGTTTTCAGGCGTTTTGATGTATGACTGGCAATAAGCCTCCTGCATTGCTGTGAGCGGCTTAAATTGCGTTGATTTGCGTTTATAGGTTTTAGGTTCAGCAGGCATCATAACCACCCTGGTAATTGTTACCGTTGTGGTAATAGTAACATGCAAAATAAAGCCGCCATAGTTGGCGACAGTATTCAAAACCCATCAAATTCATCATGCATAATCTACTCGTGACATGTCACACTATTAATTTCGTTTCATGCCAGCCTTTAGTCACCCAGCATTGCGAGTCACCATTACACGGGCATGAATTAACTGGAACTCTCTCGCCGCACTTACCGCAACATTTTCTGCTGATCGATTTTATACGCCCGCGCACGCGTGCATCATCCTGGCGAATCAGTAAAGCTATATACTCACCAAATTCGTAAGGCGCACGCCCGGGGCGACGCGTGGCACAGTTACGCTCCAGCATTTCAATTTCCTGAGCATCAAGCACAATTTCCAGCTTACGCACACCAGATGCAGCTTGTCTGGCTCTCTGAGCGGCTTTGCGCTCTGCTGCTGATTTAGCCATCAATATTCACCTTTATCGCGTACACCTTTACCGGTTTATCGCCGAAGTGCGGATGTGTGATTGTCTTGATTTCATATCCGTCATACGGGACGTCAATTCTGCGGCTGGAATCGTCGCGCTTCGGATATCCCTTTGTGATAATCAGGCGGTCATGCTTACGGTTAACGAGGCGCTTTTTCCAGTAGTCATTACACAGGCGATACTCTTCCGTTTTCTCTCCGCGAATCATGGCATCGAAGTATTCACCTTTAACGGCAAGTTGCAGGTTAGCCATTACCTCACCTCCAGTCTCCATATCGCCTGACCAATCCGGCTGGCATGGTTATCTTTAGATACTGTTCCGTCTTTAGCCATCTCCATAAGAATTTTGCGCAAATCTGCCGAACGCCATTCTTCATCAGGAAATTCCTTCTCCATTGCCAACCGCAGATTCCAGGTTGCTATCGTGAATGGATATTCCCCGCCGAGAGCTTTATCTTGCAGGGCAGCCCGAGAACGCATCACCTGCAAAACCTTCTCTTTTACATCCATCATTTCGCCTCCTGCGGCGGTTCCGGTAGCGGCATCCAGTGGGTTACTTTCGATGCCGGTTCTTCCCCATTGTCAGTAACTGCCCACCATTTGTTTCTCGAACAATCGTAATACCCTTCGAAGGTATCGCACTCAGTCCAGCCGTAAGACTTACCCCAACACCAAACATATTGTTTATCGTTCGGCATTCGCTCACTACAGCTTATCCAACTATCCGGAGTTACCGGAGAGTTGCCAGCCACTCTACGCAAAACAG